TTCAGCAATCTTTGAAATCCATTGATGCAATTTTTCAACCATAGCGACATTAGCTTTAGCAGCAGCAATTGAGGCTTGTTGTGTACCAGCTTCAATATCATAATCACTTGGTGCAGTTCCAGCATCTAATGTAGAAGCCATAGCCTCTGTATCAGACATTGGCACGTCATCTGCTTCAACTAATACACGTTTGAATGCATTTTCAAATAGATTACTCATGCATTTATTTATTCAAACATGATAAATAAAATTGTGAGAAGACGATTTTTTACTGAAGATAATACTATAGCAGACGCCAATCGTAATGTAACAGGCATAGGACCCGATGCTACAGATTCTTCATTAACAGATTTAAAATCACAAATAACATCTGAAATTGATACACCAAAAATACTTCCACATCAATTTCAATCATCAGTTATTATACCTCAGATTGCTAATTATATTGTAGAACTAAAAAATCTATCAGATAAAATTAGTGATTATGGTAAATCAGATATGGCGTCTGAATCTAAAAAAATGATTGCGGGAAAATTGATTGATCGTATTAATAAGATTAATGCCATTTTTGCTCAAGACGTAATTAAGTATCTTGACAAATTATCATTTTAGTTTATATTGAAAGAATGTTACGTGCTGTAATTATTCTTTTTGTGACATCAGGCACAATATCATATATATTTTCTAGTGATGTAAAAACATTTTTTGGTTGGATGATTTGCTTATCTTTTTTGCAAATTATATTTTATAATGTTTGGAATACATTTTTGAATGTTATTAATGAAAAAAATCAAATTGAAATTTTAAAAGAATATTCTAAGCAAGGCTGCAACGTAAAATGTCCTTGTGATAAAGCAATTGATAATTTTATCCCTATTAGGTTAGATGAAGATAATTCATATCGTTGTTTAGAATGTAATAAAAATGTTCGTGTTAATCTAGAAATCAAGACATTCTTGCAAACAGAGCCAGTAAAATTAGAAAAATCTGAAGCTTATAATTTAGTATATAAAGAAAATGGAGAACCAATTTAATTCAAAAGAATTACAAAATATAACAGAAAAACTTTCTTCACCAACTGCTTTCAATGAAGAAAGAGTAAAACGTGCAGATATTATTAATATTGTTGAAAAGTATTGTTTACAACAAACCCACCGCACGTTCAAAGCATATGAAAAGGGTTATAGCTTAGCAAAGAAATCAAACAATATAAATCTTTTAAAAGAAATTGTCTCTTCTGTTAAAAATTACATTATCGATAATTTAGAAGATAGTGAAAAAAGAATTGCATATAAGAAATTGGATTTATTATTTGAATCATTAGATAGTATAATAGATCTTATGGGGCATGATTTTGAAAAACAAATAAATCATGACTTAGTTTATTTTTTGTTAGGAAACCTATTAAAAAATATACATGAATAAAAATATCGAAGTTACTATTGGTGATCATAAGATGTCAGTTGAAACATATGCACGTTGGCTTTGCTTGATCGAAGCTTTGGATATTGTTACCAAAACCGCTGAAGAACATAATATTGATTTGAATAAGCGTACTGATTGGATTAAACCGTTAGACTTCCAAAAGTATATTGTAGAAAGAGCACCAGCTATGATTCATGACGTAAAGGTTGAAGAATTCATCTATGATCTAGAAATTCTTAAGGAAGAGGATTTCCATAGCAATGAAAATTGCGCACCTTCAGTTTAAAGCCATTACTACCTTGTATGGGTGTAGCAAATGATATGCCCATATATAATTTTTGGGGTTCTAGAAAAGTTGATAATATTTCAACTGATGAAATTAATTTATAATTAAAATTTTCATCACAATAAAACGAATTTAATGTATTTCCTTTATTTGTTAATTGGAATCTTAAAGTCTGCCAAGTATTAGAATTAATGTAAAAATCTAATCCATGTGATGTGACTAAATCAAATTGTGTACCTTTTCTATAAGTAAGTGAATTAAAAATAGGTAGTGACAATCCTGTATTAAATCCAGACCCAGATGTTCCAAAATAACCAGTTGTGTCAAATCCCATAGCTAAAAAATTTGCATCAACACCGTTATAATTGTCTGTGCTAGATACAAAAGGACCATAACCCAATCCATATTTTATACCCCCCTGACTCTGTGTCGACAGAAAATTCAAAAAGGTAGTAAATCCGCCTCCGCCAAAAACACCCGGATCATTTTCTATTTTATAAGAGAATGACCATATGATATCTTTAGAAGCATCAAAAGCGGAAATACAGGTAAAGTTCATTCCAGTCGACATTAAAAGTATTTAATAAGTGTAAATACTTTCAATGTCCGGAAATGCGCGTTTTCATGATAAATTACACAGGGCCAATCACCATACATTGTCTACTGGTGGTTTATTGGATAGTGCTTATGATCCTATTGCTTCGCCAGAACACCCATTTCGGGGGGATTTCATATTAAGCGGTGGCCTGTCAGCATTGGGTGATATAATAGCAAATAAATTGACAATTAAAAGTGATTTAGTTACACGAAATCATATTGTTGATGGTACATTGCGTTTAGCTAATCCATATTTTGGTGCTACAGCAATATATGCCGTTGATCCAACTACACAACCTAAACCATTCACATTGTCATTAAATTATGAAAATGGTGTATTTGTTTCAGATGATTTTTATGTGCAAGGTAATACAATTACAAATGACATAACAGCAAATGGTGCAATATATGCTAATTTTCCAACTGTAGATGGTGTAACATTAAATACACGCGATGTTGGTAGAGTTTTTACAACTGTAAAAACTAATTCTGCATCATGGAATGCAAGTACAACTTGGGTGAATTCAAATTCATCCAATATGACAATAGATAATATATTAATTACAGGAAATTTAACTGCATTAGGGTCTACTACATTAGTAAATTTGACTACAAATACTACAGATTCACTTAGTGTTGTTAATGTGGGTCTGGCCGTGCCAGCAATATATGCTGAAATTGTTACTGCAGATAAACCTGTTTTATCATTAAAACAAAAAGGAGTTGGGCCGATTTTGTCAGCTAGTAGTACTAATTCGACATTTATAATTGGTAATAGTGGTTGGGTGGGTATAGGAGGTGCGCCATCCACACAATTAGATATATATGCATTATCATCTACTGTAGATGGCGGTAATTTAAAATTGAGAGGTGCTACAGGTTCAAGTAAAAACTATGTTGTATCTGTAAAAAATTCAAATTTAAATTTTTCCCACACACCTACTAATAGTGAAACAAAAACGGTAGCTATGGCTGTTACGCCGTCCAATCAATTATCAATAAACGCAGAATCAATACCCGGTTGGGCAGGTACTGACCCCAAACTTTATGTGGCTGGTGGATTTCTTTTATCGGGATCCAATCAAACAATAGTCGAGAATCTAGATTATCAAAATATTTATAATTATGATAATCTAGTGCCCGAAAGAGGTGGCGCAGTAACAAGAATATATAATTTATCAGGTGATAGTGCCGCGCCTTTATCCGGATTTAGCTCAAACCCAGGATACAATGCACCCGGTTACTATACTGCTTGGAGCACTAGAGTTTTTCCGTATATTGGCGGTACTTTGGGTGTTGGTTATGGTGCCTTGGGCGGCGGTGGTGTTGCGCGCATAGATCTTGGTTATGAGGGGCTACAATCACAAGCAGAATTAAAGGGTGTAATTTCATTTGCTACATTATGTGCATCACAGATCACTTCGGTACCCGGTACTGTGGAACGCATGCGTATAAATTCAGTTGGTAATATTGGTATAGGAACATCACTACCAACATATAGATTACACGTTTTGGGAGACAATGATAATGATATAAACTTCATGACCAATGGTACTTTGGGTGTTTATAATAAATTGGATGCAAATAGATCTTATGGATTTTTATCTGTATCCCAACAGTACACATTACTCGGATCTAATTTAAGATTATCTGGTGAAACAGCATCGCCAGTTTACAAAAAAGGTACAAATGAGAGAGCCGGTGCAGGCATATTAATATATAATGCAAATGGTACTAATGCATTACCTACTACAAAATTTGTATATTCATCAGATACAGATAATGATTTATACACTGTAAGTGAATCAATGGTGATAAGCGGGCAAAGGGTTGGAATTAATAAGAGTACACCCGGCACTACTTTACACGTAGGTGGAGCAATAACATTAGATAGTGAAACCATTAGTGTAGAAACATCTAATGTTGGGTCTAGTGCGCCAAACACATATAATCTTTCTGGTGTATATATGCAATTTGCACCGGGCGCTTCTAATAATGATTGGGCATATTTACGACAAATTGGTACGGATAATAAATATCACTTATCATTAGACTTGCATGACGATCATCTTTTAAATGGAAAAACTGGTGGTGGCCAATCATTTTCTATACGAAACATAGGATCTACATTAGATCCTGACGAAATTACAACATTATTTCATTTGAACATTGACTCTGGTGTTCCATATGCAGGAATTGGTGCAAGTACACCAGAATCTAATTTACATATTAGTTCAGGAATAAATTCAAATGGACATTGTTATCTAACATTGGAATCTGATACTGATAATAATGGCGCTAACGAAGATTGTCATCCCGGTATTATTTTTAAACAAGATGGTGGGGTTAAACAGGGGTATTTGGGTTATTTGGGCGCGGACGAATTAAATATAGAAGATAACAACCAATTTCAAGTTCGTTCTGGACATGGTATAGTTTTCTCTACTGGCGGTGCCAATTTCGGTGTAAATTATGGTTATAATGAAACCAATGCATTATATCTTTCAGCAAATCCTCGTATGTTCATCCACTCAGATGGAAAGATAGGGATTAATACACTTTCTCCACAGTATCAATTGGATGTAAATGGCAGTATGAACGTATCTGGACAGCTTACGGGTACAACTATTAATGATATATATACTAAAATAAATGGTGTATCATCTAATTGGCAGAATATTTTTACTACTGTAAAAGATAACAGTGCTACTACATGGTCATATCAAGGAGCTGACTTAAAGGCATTATCATCTAATTGGCAGAATACTTTTACTACTGTAAAAGATAACAGTGCTACTACATGGTCATATCAAGGAGCTGACTTAAAGGCTTTAACAGGAAATTGGGAATCTACTTATAATACAGTCAATAGCAATAGTGCTACTACATGGTCATATCAAGGAGCTGACTTAAAGGCATTATCATCTAATTGGCAGAATACTTTTACTACTGTAAAAGATAACAGTGCTGTTTGGGCAAACACTGGTTTAACTACAGAGGACGTACAAGATACCGTAAATAATTTATTATCAGCAGGAAAAGGCATATCTATTAGATATGATGATGCTAATAATAAACTTGAATTATCGACAACAGCAAATTTATCAACTTCTACAGGATTGACACCTGGTTATTATCCACTCACCAATAGCTCTAATCGGCTAGAAGATGGCGGATTGAGGCAAGCTGGCTCTTTTATCTTTTTAAGCAATAATGATGCGGCATTTTATACAACCGGAACTAATTCACATATATATACAACCGGAACTAATTCACATATATATACTACAGGTCTTAATTCTCAGATATATACAAATAGTGGGCATATATACACAAATAGTGGTAACATATCTTCACGAACCGGAAATTTATTTTTGAGTGCAGGTAATGTATTAGCACCAATTGGTATTGTATCAGCAGCTTCTGCTAATTTTGTCAATCTATCATCTAATTATGTAAAATTTAAATCATATTCCGAAACATCTGTGTCAGTATCTATTCCGGGTACTTTTATATACACGGTAGATTTGTCAAAAGGAACAGTATTTCCAATTACATTAGATAAAAATATTACAAGTTTCCAACTTCAAAATATACCAACAGGTGTTAATTCGTTTTTGATACTTTTAACACAAGACGGAACAGGTAGCAAGACAGTAACGTGGACATTTACTGGCAAAATATTAAAATGGAGTGGAGGTGCACCTACTGTTACATCTACAGCAAATGCTACCGACATGTACTCCTTTATGAGCGTAGATGGAAATACCTGGTACGGATCAGTAGCAGGTAAAAACTTTGTTTAATTAAAAATCACCGCCAGTAACAACATCTACATCACGTTGAATGAAATCATTCATGGTGTTATTAATATTGTTTTTAACAGCATTTTTAATTTGATTGAGTGCTACAGATGGTGGTTGAACTATTTGATCACCGCCACCACCTTCTCCCTCTTCTGGACCCACAGAAAATCCCCCATACACAGCAGTATCATTTACTGACATATCAAAATAAAGTTTACTTTCTTCATCCGTACTACCCGGATAAATTTTTCTTGGTGTTGGTGCTGAACCTGGTATTGACATAAATTTTTTAAAAATCTCCTCCATCATCAGGCGGTGGCTCTGGATTAGTTTCGTCATCTGGTGGTTGGGGTAATATTGGTTGTATATCAGCACCACCATCTAAGAAATCTGCACCGTCACCTACGTAATTTCCTAATTCGTCGGGGAAATTTTCATCAATTATATTATTAATGAACGTTGACGGTATATTATTAATGAACGGATTTTCGGTAATATTGGTAGACAATAGACCTGCAAATGTATCGTCATAAACCTGATCATTTTTAGATTCACCAGATATGCCGGGTTGAAATGAATACTCAAGACGTTTGGCTGCTAATCGCCATGTATAATGACCACCTAAAGGATTGATATCAGAAATATCCTGATCACGTCTTTCTGTGATAATAAAATAATTGCCAGCTCTGCCATGTGATCTAGTACTACCATATTCAGTCATACAAAATACATCCCCTGCTTTGGGCTCTACTGGTTGATCTAAACTTAAGTAAATCCAATCTTCTGTGAAGACTCTTTTGTAGCCTTGTATAGAAACGAATGCTGTTATTTCATCCTCTGCATTGAACCCAAATTTTGATAATGCTAATGAAGATTCATTTAGATTAATGATCATCTTTATTGTATAGGGTCCATGATATACCATGGTGGGTTGTTCACCATATAAATTATCTGCACTAGTAGGTTGATATGTATTGACAAAATATTCTACTTTTTGACCCAATAAATTAATTGATTCATCTACTGTATTTTGAATTAATTGCATATCAGGTTGTAAGCGAGTCTTATCATATAATTCATAACAAAGACTTCCATTTCCAGCTCCTGAATAATAACATGTATACGTAGACATTTTATTTGTTGGTAAGAACGTATTGTCCTGTGTTATTAATAGAAAGAAAAACCTGATTAGTAGAATCACCAGATCTACCCAATGCTACTTTTTCTCCTTCTTTTGTAGGAAAATTATGTTGAGGATATGTAAGTTTTATATATTGTTCAAAAGGTTTTGTCACAACTAAAAATGAGGCAGCACCTGATCTTAAATTTTCTATTGCCTCTTCATATTCATTTGTCTTTCTATTAACTGCATATGTCATGTTGAAATTACCAGCAGTTTTTTTACCAAATCCCTTAAATGCATTCGAATGATGCGGATTTCTTTCTCCCTTTCTATTCTCTAAATAAAATTCCTTAAAAGTAGGAAACATATTATTATTTATGTTTAAACAAAAAAAGAGACTCTACTTTCATAGAGTCTCTTAAAATTATTAGCTTACTAAAAAATTAAGAACCGAAGATTGTTCCTGATGTACTAAATCCAGCGACCTTATTATTCTTGTTTTGAAGTGTTTCGGGTTTACCGCTAAATGCTTTTGGTTCTGCTTCCAAAGCTGGAATGCTTCCTGTATGTGCTTTACCGCCAGCTGCTTTGTATTTAGAAGAAACTTTATTGTCTCTCTTTTGAAGGGTTTCTGCTTTTGCACCAAAAGGTTTTGGTTCAGCAACAACTTCAATGGATTCTCCCATTGCACCTTCACCTTCTTCTTCACCCCCGAAATCTTCGCCACCTTCTTCTCCACCTTCACCATCAAGCTCTCCTTCATCTTCACCAACTCCGCCCATAGCTCCTTGGATAAGATCGATAAGCTTTTCTGCTGTAGCGCGATCAAGTGTAATGGTAACTTCATCCCCACCACCGAGATCTTCTCCACCTTCGCCACCACCAACATCAATACCGAGATCAGCAGCATCATCTCCGCCACCGAATTCAGAACCTGACATTACGTCTTCAAATAGTTTGTCGAATAAAAATTTACTCATATTGGATGTATTTATACTTTCTTTAGCTACTTTTTCGCAAGAGTCACAACTTTCTTCTCTTTTTGAAAAGTCAATTTCTTTGGGTTCTGCAACACCCATAGATGCCACACCTTTTTTACCAGCTACGGTAGGTGGTGTCATGTAAGGATGAATTTTCTTATCAGAGGTATTATGAAATGTTGGTGAGCCTTTTTTGTTCATATAGATAACTATTTATACATGGGCAGACAAAAAGTCTATTTGAACAATCCTAATCTACCAACAGTAGATGCGCAATTTGATTACGGCATTGAAGAGATTAAAGAAATAAAAAAATGCCAAGACAATATATTGCATTTTGCTGAAAATTATTTTCATATCATTGCTCCAGATGATGGAAAAATTAAAATACCACTTCATACGTATCAAAAGAAAGCATTGAGGATGATGCGCGATAATCGTTTCTCTCTATTATTATTTGCAAGACAAAGCGGCAAGAGTACTATATCAACCATCTATTGCTTATGGACCGCTTGCTTCAATGAACATCAAAATATTCTAATTGTCGCTAACAAAGAAAGTACTGCTAAAGAAATTTTTAAAAGAATTCGATTGGCATATGAAGAATTGCCTAACTGGTTAAAACCTGGTGTGAAAGAATATGGAAAAGAATCCATGGAATTGGCAAACGGATCTCGCATAGGTATCACTACCACAACTGGTTCAGCAGGTCGTGGTAGT